CCAACTTTACTTTTACGTAAACGAACTTCCATGTCAAAACCTACATTTTGTGTACCCTCTTTAATCCAACCACTCCTCCTAACTTGTAGTAAGAAATGGGCAAAGAAGGCTTGAGCTAATCCACCGGGCATATTATCTAAAGCTACCGGCCCTATACTACTTCTAACTTGATTAATTGCTACTAAAGCAGAACCATGTTTTAGATTGGGTAGTATTCTCGGCAAAGAACTGTTTACAAATCGTGCTTGCCAAGCCATTGGATTATAAGAAAAGTCTTCATTATGGACAGCTGTAGGTACAAGTCCTGCAATACTGTCCAAAACTATAACATCTACTCCTGATCTCATTAATTCTCTAGTAGTATCCATTGCTTCCTCACCATTAATTGGTTGGGCTACCATAACTTTAGATGCATCTATACCACATCTCTCGACCCAAGCTGAGTCCCAAGATAGTTCGGTATCTATCCATGCTGTAGTCCCCCCATTTTTCTGGGCGTTTGCGACAACTTGAGATGCTAAATATGACTTGCCTACGTTAGTTGGCCCGTACAAAATAGTCATTCTCTTTTTAGGTATGCCACCACCAGTAAGATTATCAAGAACAGGGATATTGAAAGGAATTCTTCCAAAAGAAAATTCATCGCTATTACCCCTCCTTAAATTCATTGTTTTATTTTGTAATAGAGATTCTATTACTTCTTCAGCACTATTTTTCATTTAAGCCTCCTTACGTTGATGAATTGCTTCTGCCCATGCAAAATATACAGCACAGGCTTGAATAATCTCCTCATACATATTATCATCATCCTGCTCCCAAATAGCTCGTGCTACCTCTCCATTCTCTTCGGTTGCTATAACATTCCAATATTCATCAGAATGTCCTGATTGGTTACCGTACATTAGGTCTTGACGTTCTCTTTCTCCTAAGACTGCTTCTAAAACTATTGCTCTAGTAACCTCGTTTTTAATTATTTGATCCTTCATCTAATACCTCTATTATTTTATTATCGACTTCTTCCTTCATATACCCCCAAATTTGATTAGCGGTATCTTTAACCTCAGCTAACTGTACGTCAACCGGGACTCCGGTATCGATTTGATCTACATTTACATCTATACGAGCATATTGATTTGTACTCAAGTCTCCTATACGAAATGTAAACCCTAAATGCATACTTACTTTTGCCATACTATTCCTCCTCTAATTTATATGTAAAACAATTTCTTTGTAACATTAAACCAATTATAGCATATCCTGCCAAATCAGTAAAGCTATCTTCTATCGCTTCGTGTTTAGGTTGCTTTGCTTCCCACAATAGATGTTTCAATCTACCTATTTTATCCCATAGGCGGACGATTAAGCCCTGTTCTTTGAAAACTAATATGTTATCAGGGCCATAGTCTTTATGCTTCTCTATGACCGTCCTAGCCACCTCTAAAGCGATGTTACGACATGCCTGATCAAAGGTTTCATCACTCTGACGCATCTTCTTTCTCCCATTTTTGAACCTTATTTAATACATAAACATGTAGGTCTGCTCCAAGTCCTGATGCAAAAGCAGCTAAACGTACTACATTATCTAATGTTTCTGAATATAATTCCTTATGTCCTTTACTAGTTTCGTCTGCTCTATACCACAAATCTTGAATCTCTCCTATCCTAGCATGTAAATCCTGTATTTTTGTAGCTATTTCTAATTTATCTCCCCATTGAGAATTATCTTTTAAAGACGCTGTTCCATGTGGTGTATTAACTTTTTCTGTCATATGGATAACTACTTTCTTTATATTCTATTGGATGTGGAATGGCATCTATCTCTGTTTTTAAATCCTTATATTCTTTATAACGTTTATTAGCTTTATAGGTAGCGTATACACCTCCAACTATTCCAGCCGCTCCACCGATTACTCCTGCAACAATCCCAACTATTTTTGTCTTTTTCATATTATTACTCCCAATCTATATAATTTTCGCATGATTCTTTTACGACTGCTTCATACATAAAGTCTTTTTTCGTTGCCCATGATGGCGAACACTTCTCCATATCAACATATAAAGGTATATCTAAACTATTTTCTTCTAATAATGATTTAATATGATTAGGAACCTCTTCTAATTCAGAGTTATCTATCTCACAAATAATCTCATCATGTACTTGCAACAACATATTACTCTTCTTATCGGCTAGATAAGCAGATACTGCAATCATTCGTTCACTTAAAATGTCTGCACTTGTACCTTGAACAAGATAATTAACTCCTTTATAACCTAACTCTTTCTTAATTCTATATAATCGTCCGTATCTATTGCGTATCCACCCTCTATTCTCCACAGTACTAACGACAGAATCAAAGAATTCTTTTGATCCTTTCAATCCTGCAAAGTATTGTTTCTTATATCGCCCTGCTTCAATTGGAGTCGTTCCTAACTGTACGGCTAACTTATTTCGCCCAATTCCATATATAGTTCCAAACGTAATAGCCTTAGCCATCTGTCTATAAAATTTAAAATCTTTAGATTCTTCCTCTACATTGAAAGCTAATTTTGCTGCTTCCCCATGAAAATCAGTATCTGATCTTTTTAAGAGTTCATCAATCTCATCATTCTTCAAATAACTCAGAAAAACCCTAACTTCCATTTGCGAATAGTCAAAACCAACTAGGGTTTTGTTTGGACGAGATATAAACAATCTACGTATAGCTATCTGAGTCTTATCTTTCTCATCATAGTATTCATCCCCTAAATAACCCCACGTTTGAATAACTTTATCCGATAATTCAGTTTGCGTTGTTCCACCTTTAGAAGCTATCAATGCCGATACTCTAGTTCGTACATCTCGTAATTGATCACTTGATAACTCTTCATTAGATAATTTGAAGTAATTACGTGGAATATTTTGAAGGTTGGGTTCACGAGAAGATAATCTTCCAGTTAAGGTTCCCCAATTACAAAAGGATGTATGCATAACAGGTTTTTCTAAATATGGTTCTATATAAGTAGATCGTAATTTCTCTAGTGTTCTGTATTGTCTAACTAATCCTGCGAGTGGATGATTAATTTGAATTAATGCTGCTTCACCCCAAGATTGTTTCCCTTTTGGTGTCTTTTCAGGAGAAAAAATACCGTTATCATTAAAGATTTCTCCTAGTTGTGCTGTACTATTTATATTAAACTCTCCAACATCTTTATATATTTGAGTTTCAATCTCCCCTTTTCGTTGTTCTATTTTACCCATTACTTGTTCTGCATATTTATTATCTATTGAAATGCCAGCATCTTCCATATTAAATAAAACTTTCGTTAAAGCTTTTTCCATATCAAAAATCTTAATTTGATCCGTGGATTGTAGCTTTGCTAATCGATCTCTATATAATTTCTCAGTCCATTCAACATCTTTTATGCAATAAGGGCCGAGTATGTCTGGCGGTGCTAACGAAAAGTCTTTATTCCATTTATTAGATCGTAATATTTTCTTTGTTTCAATATCATAAGCTCCTGCTTCTTCACCATAACTACGTTTTAAAGTACTTGTTAAATCTAAATCCTTTACTACAGCGGGTTCTGTTAATCTAACCATTACTAATACATCAATTAATTCAATATTAGTTACATCTAAACCTTCCTGTTCTAAGAAATGTAAATCAAATTTAATGTTGTAACCAATTAAAACCTCTCTCTGGTTCATATATTGCATAAGATCAATTAAGAATTTAGGAAGTAGGTTTATTCCTTGTTGATGTCTAAAGGGGAAGTAATATGCGGAACTATTTATGCCTTCGCAATTCAATGCTATGCCAATACCGCATATTTGATTCATCCCAAAATAATCTAATCCATTTGTTTCTACGTCTACTATCCATGTATTAGAGGAGAGTAAATTATCCATAGCTTCTTTATATTTTTGTTCATTATCAACTATCATTTATTCTCCTTGGTGGGCTTTCAGGTGTAGCCCTCCCAGCAAGCCTTGCCACGAAAGAGCAGTAAAATCCCTTTAAACCTTGCTCCGTATCTTGTCTGCTCATATTAACTGAACAAATTTTCTTTGTCAGTCGTAAGGTTCACGACTTCGGCATTAGTTACTCCGTTTAAAGACGGAGCGGGATTACCACTATATCGTTCCCTAAAGTACCCTTTAATAGTAGGCAAGTCGTCTACTTCTGCCAATTTATCGTCAGGTATTTCCTCACCACGAGCAGTTGCTGCTAGTGTGTAGGACGTATCATACATTCCAGTACCAGTTCTTTTAATTCTCAGTACACCTTTATTCAAGGCTCCCCAATCATTGTAAATATCAACCAACTGGTTCCATATGTAATTTGATCGTCCAAAGGTTAAAGCAACAACTCTGAAATCATTAACTTCTTCCTTATATAGTTTTCTTCCACTTGGCCCCTGTATTTCCATCCATGACTCGTTTCGTCTTTCTGGATGCAGGATTTCATGTACATATGCCCAAAAAGCAAACTTATGAGCGGGTCTAGTGTTTTCAGGGATATCACTAGTGTCTACTCCATCGTCAGATAGTTTATTTGTCCAACGATTATCCACTCTATACGTATACATATATATTTCATCAAACTTCTCATCACCTTCTTCGCCTGTTGCGACGGGTGATAGAAATGCTTGATCTCCATCTCTAAACCAAACTTCTCTTCCGGGAGTTCCTCCCCCCGAATTTCCACTTCCTGCGTTCTCTTGTTTTTGTGCTATTCTTGATATACCACTTGTCATAATAAATTCCTCCTTATATTACCAAAATGTTCTTGTGTTTATTATTTGTTGTAACTGTTCTTTATTTCTAATGTCCTGCACATCTTTATATTCAGTTGGCAACTGCGTATATGATACCACAAAGCGTTTGGAGATGCAAGCACTAATTTTCTCGCTTCCCATTCTCCCTGCCTCATCATTATCTAAACATAATACTAATTCATTTGTTGGTAGTTTCACTAAAAGTTCCTCTTGGATTTTAGACATATGCGCCCCTAATAATGCTACAGAGTTAAAACCATTTTGATTTAACCACATAGTATCCAGAGTACCTTCAGTAATACAGACAAAATCACACTTAGATATTTTATGACTGCCAAATAAAACCTTAGATTTCTTTAGACCCTTAGAATATAAATATTTGGGTTCTTGTTTATATTGTCGGGTTACCCATCCCACTTCTCTATTAGCAACATCATGAATGGGAATAACAAGATTTCTATAACTATCTATTCCGCACCCCCACTCTAATAATGTTTGCTTATCAAAACCTCGTTTAAAAATCCAATCGGGGACGTATCCCTTTTGGTAAGGTATTTCAACTTCGTCTAGATCACCATCTTCAACTTCAAAGCCATCAAACGAACAAAGCTCAATCTGTATACCGTTTTTTAGTAGATATTCTTCTACTTCATCCGATGTAAAGTTTAAGTACTGTCCTATAAAAGACTTCAAACTACCTTGCCCACAACCCCTAAAACAAATCCACATACCCTTTTCCACATTAATTGAACATGAAGGTCGTGAATCGTCGTGGAAGGGGCAAGGAATTTGAAATTCATCTCGATCAGACGGTGTATCTATTCCCATGTCCAATAAGATACTGCCCCAATCCATTATTTTTTCCCCTTGCGTAGAAATAAAACTACGTCACTAGTGTATCCAGTAGTGTCTGTTACTCTACCGCTACGAATATCTCCTACGGTGAGTGCTACTGATTCAGCAGTTGGGCCTTTACTTTTAATGTTCCGTACAATAATACCTTCATCACTATGATTGTTGCTATTCTTGTTTGAACCTGTAAACCAATCTATTAAACTCATTACTATCCTCCTTTAATATAATCCACCGAAGGTGGTTTCGTGAATTTCTCCACTATCGACATTCCACATCATTGCGGTTGTTTCAATTGGGAGAATTCCATCTCTATACTTTTGAAATTGAACTAATCGTTTGTTATCCTCATCTTCGACTAAAGACATAGCCATTGCTACATCTGAGGCTCTAATTAAAGCGTCACCGAAAGCTACTTGATCAGGACGAGGTGGGGAATACATGTGAGCTGCATCCCTATTCGCCTGAGTAGAAACAAATATCGGAGTATTGGTTGTCTGAGCTAGATTCTTCATGCCATAAAAGACTGAATGAGACTGTTCCCACATAGCTTTTCTATTGCCTACTCCTGTATTTACAAGGTATATACCATCAATAACTACTAATTCGGGCTTGTGTTTTCTAATTAATCCCGCTATATTTTCTACTGATATACTAGTTGCACCTTCAATATGATCACAAATCAATAATTGTTGCTCATGAATAGCGTCGAGGAAGCGTTGGTACTCATCCTCATCTATTTCATCCCCTGCTCTTATTGCTTTATGAGAGAGATTGAATCCCATCATATTAGCTAGAACAACATCAGTACGTAAACTAATTTGAGATACAGGCATTTCAGTCGAAATTAATAATGTTCTAAAACCTTTTGAGACTGCTGTTGCTGCTGCATGTACACACATCCACGTTTTTCCTACTGTTGGTCTAGCATACACCGAAATTAATTCTCCGGGAAGCCAACCAATACCAGTAGCATTAACACTAGGGAAACTTGTAGGTACTCCCATAATGCCATCTCCTAATTTACGTCGTTCTTTTCGTTTTCTCCATTCATCCATCCTAGACTCAGACGCTCTTGCATAACTTTGTATATCATCATCATGCAATACCTCTAAATCTTGAAGCCCCATCATAATTTTAGTCATTGCATTTTTAGGTTCGGTATGAATTAAATCTCTATTAGAATTAATTAAGCCAACCATATTCCTATACAATACTTGATTATTAAATATCTTAGTTGCATATTCCCATTTTAAAGAAGATGCTGATGGGTCTAGACTAGGGAAGTTCTCTACTAATGTAGATTCACTTGGAAACTCCCCATAGTCATCAAAATACTTTATTACAAATTTATATGCACCCCCATGAACTGAAAAATCCACGGAATGCTTATTAAATGTTCGTAGATTATTCTTGGAATCTAACCCAAAAACAATTCCTGATTCAATATAATCAAAACTCTCCATACTTATCTTACCTCTCTATATACAGTTCGATTTTCCTCAGTATAAACTGATAAGGTGATTCCTCGATCTGTAATTTGATTTAACTTTTCTTTAACTTCATTTACTGTTGTACACGTTCCGTAACGAGTAACTTTCTCAGTTTTATGATTTACACCGACAATTATATAGATCGCAGTTTCGTCTGTCAAGTGAGTTTTAAACAATCCAAAATCTTGCTTTTTACTCCCCAGCATGTAATAGATACTCCAATCTAAGTTTTAAAGTGTCTTTAATTTTATACGCTGAACTTTTTAAATCTTCTGTTATTTCTTCCATTGTTAATCCTTCAATACGCAATAAAATATATTTACGTTCTTCTGCGGATAGATGTAAAGAGTCTAATAACTCTCGTAATTCTAAATCATTGTCTATATCTATTCCAATAGATAATGAATCTGCTAATTGATCTAATAATGGTTGTTCGTTATCGTAGTATGCGGCATCCAAACTTAGTGGGGTCTGGTGACGTTGGGCTTTTGAGATTAAAGTTCGTAAAGTATTAACCATAGAAGTATGGAGATATGTATGAAATATCACACCTCTATCTTCATCAAACCCATGAGCCGCTTTCATAATAGCTATCCGTAATTCTTGGGCTAAATCATCCCAATCCATACCTATAACAAAGGTATTTGATAGCATACGCACTATTTTAGGTTCCCATTGTTTTATTAAGTCGTCATTGATTTCCATTATGTACTTAAAAACCTCTTGACTTTAGGGTTGCGGGATACCCCCCCAATTAAAATACTAAATAAAACTGTAGCTACTAGTAGGATCGGTATATTTATTTCAGTATACCGTCCTAATAGTAATAATGCTAAGTCTTCAAAAAAATGCGCTCCCGCTAAAACGCTAGAAATGACTAATATACGCATTACCTAACCTCTATATCAACTGTTTTGGGTTGCAGCTCGGCTTTTTTAGGCATAGTAATCGTCAGAATACCATTTTCATACGCAGATGTGATAGCTTCACAATCAACTTTAAACTTCTCTTCAATATTTGGTAGTTGTCTAGAGAAATTAAAGGAAGTTATACCTCTATAAAGATATTTTGCCTCTGTATCCTCTGTAGTATTAGTATCTTTTTCTGCTTTTATAACTAAAGAACCATCATCTACTTTAACTACCATCTCTTCTTTACGAAAACCGGGAACAGCTACCTCTATTTTAAAAGAATCACCATATTCAATGATGTCTAAAGGTAATATCCCCTCTGTAAGATTAGTATCAAAAACTTTATTCATTTCTGTGAATACATCTCCTAACACTCTTCTACTTGTATTATTTCCAAATCTATTTACCATATATATTTCTCCTCATATTTATTCACTTACGTATATGTAAGTGTTTTTTCCTTCGGATTATGAAGATTGTATCATATAGCAAATGCTTATGTCAAGTTTTTAGTCGTTACGCTCACTTTTGTAAAAACAAGTCCTAGAACAGTAGACATTTTTATATCCACGATTATGTCGTTGTATTATTTCGCCCCGTCTGAGATAGAATGGTACTGTACAATATGCACAAGTAACTCTAATTCGATAATATTTGAACCTACATTCAGAATTGCAGAACCTTCCCTTTTTCTCTAGGACATCATTACATACCCAACAATAGTATACTCTACTATGTTGAGGAAAAGCTGTAATCATATCCTCACTTTTAAGTATTTGGGAAATTCTACCTCTAGTTAAATTAAGCTTTTTAGCCATTTCTGATGCTGGCATCATAGGGTCTTTACGTCTAAACTTACGTATTCTTTCTCTAGAAGTTAGTTTACGTTTAGGCATTTATTTAAAACTCTGATACGGCTTGAACACTCTCATGGGCTTTTACCCACTTTTCCACTTGGTCTTTCCATTTTGCTGCTAAATAGGCTGCATCAACATCTCCTGATTCATCAATTCTTTTTATACTAGGAGTTGCAGCAACTATTCTTGTCCATTGGGCATCTGTAAAACTTATTGTTACGTCTGGCATTATTTTTCCTCCTCAAGCTTTTTAATTTTTTCTGATAATTCTTGTATGGCTGACACTAATGGAGCAATTAATTCAGGTAACTTTATCCCCCAATTAGTATCATCTTTTTCCTCAGAATATTCTTCTGAATATATAGTATTTTCACCATATCCTAATCTCAACATAACTTCTTTAACGTGTTGTGCCGAAAATCCAAAATGTTGTGTTTTAGATTCATCTGGTATTCTAGTATACTCAATAGGTTTTAAAGCATTAACTATATCTAAACCATTAGTCATATTAACAATATTTTCTTTTAACCTAATATCTGATGACAAATCAGTCGAAACTGCGTAAACAGTACCCCATCTTGCAGATGAAGAACCTAAATCAGCGTCTGTTAAGCTTCTAAAGTATGAACCAGACCATAGATATTCATTAGTTCCTCCCAAAGACATTGATATTGTACCTGTCCCCGCACTTGTATCATGCCAAAAACCATTGTCGTAATTAGCGTAAAAACTCATAGAGGGATTAGCCGCAGTACCATTACCCGCTTGCAGATAATATCCTCTTACACCAACTAATGGATTATTATTTCCGATCCAAGCATAATTACTAGTACCATATGCTAAATTAGGTTCAAAGTGTAAAAAGTTACCTATAGATTGCAT